GATCTCCTGCGGAGCAGGCTCCGGATCCGAAGGCACGACAGGCCCTGCAGTGTCCAGCGAAGTCAGGTTCCACCGCTCGATGATGCTGCAGATCTTCGAGACGTACTTCGTGTCGGTCGCGTAGCCACCGTCCTTGATGATCTGGATGGCCTTCTTGTAGTTTCTCTCGCCCTTCAGCCCTGCATAGCGCAGCGCGGATCCGTTCTTCGCTCCGAGCAGGTATGCGGAGTGGTCCCCGATGGAATCCTCCACACAAGGGTACTTTCTGAAGTCAGCCGTGATGGTGTACAGGTTGCCCTTGCCGTCATCCTCCTGGGTCTTCTTGGTGTAGATGCTCTTGCCGTCCCACGTGGATCCGGCCCAGGTATTTCCGGACAGGCTTTTCTTCATGCCGAAGCAGTTATTTGCTCCTTGCGCCAGCTCCGTCTGGCCGTAGCCGGACTCCAGGATGAACTGCGCAGCGGTCACCGATGCCAGGATCCCGGACTTCTCCATGTCCGCCGTGAAGAGCGGACCGACCTTCTGAACGACAGCGGCCTCGCCGATGCCTTTCAGAGCACTCGCCTGGAGGCCTCTGGTGGCCGTTTCCTCGGCTTTTCCTTCCGGCCTGTAGATTTCCTTGCCGTTCCAGTCGAAGACGGCATATCCTGCCGGACAGTTCGCCTTCGCGTTCACCAGAACGGTATAAGCTCCGAGCTGAGAGGCTGCATCCGACCAGGACTTCCTGACGCGGTAGAACTTCGTCTCCTGGACGGGAGTCTCCGCGCTGGATCCGGTGGTGTAGCCGCCGCTCTTCCTGTACTCCGCGAGGCGAGCCTTGAACTGATCCCACGTCCAGCTCGTCCGGAGGTTGTTGTTCTTCACATACGGATTCGGGCAGATCTTCCCGGTCACATCGTAGTGCCGGATCACGTGATCGATACCGATGCCGTACTCGTCCATCAGCTTGGAAACCAGATAGACGATGGACTCCTGCGTCTCCGTGGTGAAATACCACTTGCCGCTGTCCCCGGAAGCATCGCTGACGTCCTCCGTGTACTTGCAGGCGCACTCGATTCCGATGGAGTTGGAGTTGGTGCAGATCCCGTGAAAGCTGTGTCCTCCGCTGCCCTGCAGGCCTCCGCCGCAGTGCCAGAGGATTGCTGTCTTCGGATCTGCAGACTTGTAGATCGTCCCATCGAAGAAGATGTTGTAGTGGCCTCCGTAGCCTCCGCCGTAAAGCCAGAAGCTCTGCCTGTTCGGAACGCCCATGTAATGGACCACGATGAACTTGATGGCGTTGCCTCCGCGACTCCTCGGCACCTGGGAGAGGTTTTCCTTCGTCTTGTCGATGATCTTCCGGTCTGCAATTTTAATAAATCCCATCTTGCATTCCTCCCTTTTACAGATTCTAAAAACGGCAGGGAGCCGAAGCTCCCCACCGCCCCATGGCAGGCATGTTCATTTGTTGCTCCGAAGCCGACTCAGGTACTGGTCCGCTTCGATGGCCTCCTGGGTGAAAGAGTTGTTCTTCCACCATGCGATGATCGCTGTCAGAACAGTGGCCGCTGCGCTGATCAGCTGCGTGATGGTCTCATCGCTGATCGGGATGATGGCGTGGCCGGAGGCCGTCAGGATCTGATTGATCAGAGCCAGTGCCAGGATCACCGTCCGGATAATTGTTCCGGCATCAATTTTGTTTTTCATGTCGTTGCTCCTTCCATTCTGGGAGGCTGTGTCGGCAGTTTCTGCACGTCCTCCCACGACTGCTGCATGACTCCATCGAGTCCCAGTACCTTGTACTGGTTGTACATATTCTCGAAGAGTCGTTTCTTGTGCACATCCACCCAGCCCTGCTTGACGTATGCATCATGCAGATAGTCCAGCCGATCCATGAGGATGCTCTGTACTCCCAGTTGAACTGCCTCGGTCTTCCGGTCGTTATCCTTGATCTGCTTGACCAGGTAACCTACGACCGCAACAAAGAGTGTCGGCACTCCGAACAGGGAGAGCCATTGGTAAATAGTCATCGGTCCTTACCTCCTTTCTCCCTGATCGGGTTATTTATGCACACACGGCAGGGCTTCTGGTGGTACGGGATGAAGTAGGCACGGCACTCGCCGCACTGGTTAAAGTATTGGCATGTGTCCGAGCAGGCTCTTAAGTACCTGCGGCAGAAGCCGTGCTTGCCGTGGCTGCACTTGAACTTGTTATCCATATTTCTTCCTCTGGTGAAATCCTGTCACCGTGCGTCAGGACGAACTCCTCCAGGATCTTCTCCTGCAGGGAATGGCTGTCGCAGTGGCAGAACATTCCAAGGTAACTCTGAAGAGAAGCGAATGCGTCCTCCATCGTGATCTCGTAGTCATGGTATTGCTCCTGGACTTTCTTCAGTGACCGTTTGATGTGGAGCGTGGTCCGCTTGCGCAGCACCACGTGTGTCGGCCAGATCCGGTAGCCCACGAACTCGATGCCCTGGCTGATCGGACGGATGCAAGTCTTCCTGTTCAGATCCAGTTCCAGCTCCGAAAGAAGGAACTCCTCGATGCGGTCTTTCCACTCGCGGAGCTGCTCCTTGCTGTCGCAGAGGATGATCACGTCATCCATGTACCTGATGTAGTAATGGATTCCGAGGACCCTCTTGCAGAACTGGTCGAGCGCGTCCAGGTACAGGTTTGCGAAAACCTGAGACATGAGGTTGCCGATTGGCATCCCCACATCGAACAGCATCTCCTCCGGTCTGACCTCTCCGGGACTCTTCCCTCTGGGCAGTCCGAAGGCCCTGTTCTCGCAGTCAATGATCCCGTCCAGCAGATAGAGCAGACGGTCATCATCGATCTTCTTGCGCAGGATCTTCTTGAGGACCCTGTGCGAAATGCGGTAGAAGTACTTGCTGATGTCGAGCTTCAGAAAGTACCACGTGCCGCCCTTGCGGCCTGCCTGGTCGACCCAGTACTTGAGCCGCTGCATTGCCGAAGTCGCGCCGCGCCCATCGATGCAGCCGTAGCTGTCCTCGATGTATCCCTTCGTGAAAAGCGGATTGATGATCCGGTAGATCGCCCACTGAATCACCCGGTGCTTGAAGGCAATGCTCATGATCATCCGCTTCTTCGGCTCGTACACGTAAAAGACATGGTACTTCTCGATGCGGTATGTGCCTCTGTAGACTTCATCCCTCAGTTCACGCAGGAGCTTGCCTGCGTCATCATTGAACTGCAGGACATCCTTCTGATAACGCCTGCCCCTGGACGCGTCTTCCAAAGCAAGGTAGAGGTTGTCCATCGAGAAGATGATGTCGAACACATTCTTGATCATGTTTATAAAAAACTGCGTGTCACAGCGTTCGCTGTCTGCTACTTGCGGTTTCCGCAGGTGCGCCGGACACGGATCTTCGCTCTCCGGTGCTTTATTTTTCCTCCTGCATTTCTGCCCGGAGCGGAAACGGACTCCTTAACCTCCTGTACTGGACAGGTGACCGCGATCCCCTGCCTAATCCGACTTATGGAGGCCGAGCGGAGCGGAAGCCGATGTTCGTGTTCGAGTTGCCCCGAGTGTTGTTGAGGTTCACGTAGAACACACCTGCGTTGCCAGTGTTGTTCCAGTTGCCGCCGCAGTTCGGCACGCGCAATAGCCCGTCCCCGGTGAAATCATCGTTTCATCTTCTTAAGTTCAGCCTCTTCGGAGGCCTTGACCGTCTTGATCCAGCTTCCGAGCATCTTCCCGATCTCCGTCAGGTAGTCATTGAAAACAGAATAGGTATGCAGGGCCATGACCTTCTTTTTCTTCGCCCTCTTGGCGTAGAATCGGCAGTACGCCAGCTGCTTGTCCAGCTCCGTCAGCTCCTTCAGAGTCGACTTCGCATAGAAGCATTTCTGCGTATCCATCGCCCGTTCGGCCATGGTGCAGAGCGTCTGCCGGATCCTGGTCGCGAGGCCTGCATATCCTTTCTCCGGCCTCGGGAACTTATCCAGGAACGGCTCGATGTAGTCCATCGCGTCCTCGATCTTAGTCAGAACGCTTTCCCGTTCCGCTCCCTTGGTAGCCTCGTCTCTCATGGCATTCTCCTGTGGAAACAAAAGGTGGCGGCTTTACGCTTTCACCGCCACCTTCTCGCAAGCTCTCGTGTCAGGTGCCTGCTACCGCAGGCAGGAGACAGGAGACGGTTTACAGGTCACAGTAAGCGGAGCGGAAGCCGATGTACGAGTACGAGATGCCCCGAGTGCTGCTGAGGGACACGTAGAACACACCTGCGGAGCCAGAGTAGTACCAGGAGCCGCCGCAGTTCGGCACGCGCTCGCCTGCCAGCGT